GAACAGCAGCTGAAGAATATCGTATTGAAGAGAAACTTTGGTACTTAGTTAAATCATGTAAATCACCAGATACAATTGGTAAAGGTATAGTATTATATGGAGAAGTTTATGGTGCAGGTATTCAATCAAATTATGACTATGGATTGAAAAGTATTGAATTTAAGATATTTGATATTATGGTAGACGGTGCTTACCTAAACACAGCAGAGACTAGGTATATGTCCTTAATTTTAATTTTAAATCATGTTGAAGTACTTTATTTCGGAAATTGGAATCAAGAGGTACAGGACAAGTATGTATTCAACAATTTCATTGAAGGAACAAAAGTACCACATGAAGGAATTGTAATCAAACATACCTCAGGCGAAAGAGGTAGAATTGCTAAAGTAATTAATCCAGACTACTTAATATACGCTGAAAAGAAAGATGTAGGTGATAGTCACTAAATATAAAACTATGAGAACAATAAGACAATTCTTTAGAAGATTAAAACGTACAATAGATTTCCTTCCAATTATTTGGAAGGGATTCGATTTTGATTATAGGTATGCAACTGAATTATTTCAATACCAATTAAAACGTACAGCTGACTTTATGGAGTCAGATAGAGCGTATACTGTAGATGCTGATAAGAGAGCAAAGCGAATCAGAACAGCAATTGAGCTGATGGAGAAAGTATACGAGGAAGATTATGCATGTGAATATCAAGATAAGTTAAAAGAACTATATGGTGAAGATGTTATGAATTATAGATTTATACCAACTGAAGCTAACAATGGTTCATCTTATTTAAGATGGGAATTTGAATTTTGGGATAATGCTGCAGAAGTAAGAGAAGTACATGATAAATTATTTTCAGAAGCACAACTTAAACAACAAAGAGCAGAAGAATTATTATGGAAATTTATTGGACATAATATTAGAGGATGGTGGGACTAGTTTGAAATGTCACAATTAAAATCGTACATTAACGGTATGAAAGCGATACAGATAACACAGAACGAAATAAACCAAGCCACAAGGCCAAACGTTTATAGAAGTAAAAAACATTATACACGTAAGTCTAAACATAAAACTATATAACTATGAGAAGATTATTATACACAGTATTTTCAATATTGACAGCAATGGTTGGGTATACTATTCACGGCAGCATATTCTGGTCAATTATTGATTTTTTCTTTACTCCGATTGCTATTATTAAATGGCTCATATGCCATGAAATAACATTGACTGTTATTAAGGAAACATTTAACTGGTTCTTCGTATAATGGATGATTTAAGAAATAGTATTAACTCAAGTTCTGAGAACCAGGATCTAAGAAGTCAACTAATACAATTACAAGGTAAAATGAGTAAGATGTATAGTGAGGAAGATATGAGAAAGATGTATGATAACTCTTGTGGCTTAGTTGGATTAGGTTTATTAGATGATCAAACTGAAAATAATAATAGATTTAATGAATTACTTGAACAATTTAAAAAAAATAATCATGAGAAGAAATCATAATGATCAAATAAACAGCAATAACATAATAATGGCTTGGTGTCTTATAGCACTTGTTATAACAGTTTTACTAATTACAATCTTTACGTATGCCTGATATCTCTATGTGTAGTAGCAACACTTGTCCTCTTAAGGACTCATGTTACAGATTCACAGCAACACCTAGTCCATTCAGACAGAGTTACGCTGATTTTAAATATGATGAGCAGACAGGCAAATGTGATCATTATTGGAATAATCAACAATATAAAAAAGAACAAGAACATGGAAAAAACAATTAGAGAATGGTATGAGGAACTTCCTGAACCATACAAAACACAAGCAATAACAAATTGTGAAACACAATCACCAAAAGGATATGATATATTAAATTCATTTAGTCAATGTAAATCAAGAGCTATTGCTCAAGGATTCTTTTGGCAAATCTCACCAGAAGGTGAAGAATATTGGTCAGAAGTTAATTTAACATTAGAAGCTGATGAGTTTAAAGAGAACAGAAAAGAAGATTGGGAATGGGAAGCAGAGCAAGAAGATAATGCTAACAGAACAGAATTTGAAGACTAATTAATTCACAATTTAAACACAGAAATCATGTATGTATACAACGAAGAAGAATTACGCTATGAAAACAAAATTGTTACGCTGATCTATATGGTCATTATAGGATTGGTAATAGCAATGTTAATTGGATTTACAATAGGTTATTACACTGGTAAAGCTAAATCAATTGATACATTATCAAGTAAAGAGAAGGTAATAGTTATAAATACTATGGATCCATTTAAAGTGGACAGTCTTAAATCCTATCTTGTACAGTTAAACGTAAAGTTTGCTGATGTTGTTTATGCTCAGGCTCAATTAGAAACAGCTGGATTTACCTCTAACATTTTTAGAGAGAATCATAATCTATTTGGAATGAAGCAAGCAATGAGAAGATCTAGCACTAATAAAGGTGAACAATTTGGTCATGCTTATTATGATACCTGGAGAGAATCAGTTCTTGATTATGCATTGTTCCAATGTAAATATCTATCAGAGATAACTACAAGAGATGAATATTTACAGTATCTTAGACAAAATTATGCTGAAGATCCAAACTATTACAATAAACTTATTAAGTTATTAAACAATGGATAATATAACCAAAGAAGTTAATGCTGAGTCTGCTAACCAAGAGTTACAGATTCAGCTTACTAAAGCACAGAAATATAAAAGAGCATTTGAAGAATTAGAAAAAGAAATCATCTTCAATGCTTCTATGGATAAATATGTAGCTTGGAGAACTCTTCCATACGTGTTGAAACACATTAAAGAAAAGAATAACATTAAAACTTAAACAATGAAAGCAATGATTAAAATTATAATGAAGCTTTTAGAAAAGCCAAAAACAAAGAATCTCAAGGAGGTTATTGAAGTTAACATTGAATATCAACCAGTGAAGGTTGAGTTTGATAATGTAGGAACCTATAGCTCTAAAGAATATGGCAAGTAAGGTAGACCAATATATCAACTTACTACAATTGAAGATTGATATAATGAAAGCAGAGATTAATGAATTACATAAAGATGATAAGATTGCATTAGCATTAGCCACACAATACACACAAGGTTTAATGACAGCATTAAGATCATTTAAAATATTAAACGATAGATAAAATGGAAGTAGTTGTATATGATATCGAGACCATGCAAGAAATGTTTCTTGTTGGTGTATATTACCCTGATGGTAGAAAGTATTATGAATTCGAAGTTAGTGCGTATGTTAACCAACTTGATGCCTTTGTAAGGTTTACAGAATCATATAACGACTGCCATTGGGTTGGATATAATAACTTGCGCTTTGATAGCCAAGTAGTAGAGTGGGTTCTTAGGAACTATGATAAATGGAATGAATTATCATCATTAGATATATGTGCTAAGATTGCACAGAAAGCTGCTGATGTTATACATGATGCTAATTATGAAGTGTTCCCAGAATACAGAGAAGATTGGTTATCTCTTAAACAAATAGATTTATTCAAAGTGAATCACTATGATAATAAGAATCGAATGGTCTCTCTTAAGAGACTAGAGTTTGAGATGGATCTTATCAATATTGAGGAAATGCCTATACATCATACAAAGATCAATATGACTGCTGAAGAGTGTAAGCTCACCAGGGACTATTGTAAGAATGATGTTATGGCTACTTATGAATTCTATAAGGTTACCACTGGTAATTGTGAACATCCATTATACAAAGGAAACAATCAGATACAGTTGAGACTTGATATACAGGAGGAATTTGGTATACCATGTCTTAACTATTCTGATAGTAAGATTGGTGATGAGATGATTAAGAAGTTTTATTGCCAAGAGAAAAGTATTACAGCTAAAGACCTACCTAAATCAGGATTCTTTAGGAAAGAGATATCTGTAAAGAATTGTATAGCTGACTTTGTTACATTTACAACACCACAGTTAAAAGACTTCTTAACACGTATGAAGAAACTTAAGCTTGGACTAGCTGATGATTTTAAAGAATCTATCAGGTTCCATGATAATGTTTATTCATTCATGAAAGGTGGTTTGCATACAGAGAACAGTCCTAAGATATTTGAAGCTGATGAAGATCATTTGATAATTGATTGGGATGTGTCTAGTTACTATCCTGCAATCATTATTAACAATGAACGTTATCCTGCACATCTAGGGAAAGAGTTTCTTAGAGGTTATAAACAGATGTTTGAGAAGAGATTAGAGCTTAAACCACTAGCTAAGACTGATAGAAGGATAGCTGGTATTGTAGGAGCTCTAAAGCTTGCTGTTAACTCTGTGTATGGTAAGAGTTCAGACATGCAGAGCTGGATATATGATAGACAACTAACTATGTTCACCACTATTACAGGTGAGCTTAGTCTTATGATGTTGATTGAAGCATATGAACTAGCTGACATACATGTTATATCTGCTAATACTGATGGTGTAACTATTAGGATACATAAAGATCTTGTAGATAAGATGTTTGAGATTAATAAGTGGTGGTGTGAACTAACACAATTTGAATTAGAACGTACAGACTATCAGAAGATAATCTTTAGTACAGTGAATGACTATTTAGCAATAATGACCAATGGTAAGATTAAAAAGAAAGGTGACTTCCTTACAGATTTTGAATTACATAAGAACAAGTCTGCACGTGTGGTTCCAATTGCTCTTGAGCAGTGGTTTGTTCATGGTATTCCTGTTGAGACTACTATTCAGAATCATAAGAACATATATGATTTCGCTCTTCGTCAAAAAGCAAGTAGGAACTTTCACTATGAAGGTTCTAGTAAGACAGGAAGAACAGTCTACCACAAACTCATAAGATATTATGTATCTATAGAAGGTGAGAAGCTGTGGAAGATAAAGAATGAAGACTGTGATACTAATGCTGCAGCTGTAAGTCAAGTGGAAGCTGGTGAGTGGGTGATGCATGTATGTAACTATCTACCAAAAGAACATCCACTAACAAACATTAACCATGCTTATTATATAGAGAAGGCTAATAAGATTGTTAGTAAGATTAAACTAGAAGGTAGAAGAAATAGAGTGGTAGTTATCCCTAATCAAATATCCCTGTTCTAATGAAGTTTTTAAGATTTTTAATTATATGGGTGGCAAGTAATCTTGCTATTCCTTTCTGGATGGTTGGACATGTGCATCTATCAACAAATGTATATGAAGACATAACAGAAATTATAGCGTCCTTTGGTATGAACATAGTTGTTGCCATAGGATTTTGGTTAGATTGGAAACGCAATAAAAAAGACTTTTAAATGAAAATTAACAGACTAAACATTAGTGATGAATTGATGAAGTATCAATTTAACATGATTGGTAAAACATTTCAACAAGCAGTTAGTAATCCTGAATGGATTAAAGAATGGTCAATGACACAAGCTCAACATGATGAATTTAAAGCTTATGCTATTCCCCTTATAAAAAAGGTGTTTAAGTGTAACAAAGCTAGAGCTGAGAATAACTTTTCATGGTTTGATTTACAATTTGGATTGAAAATAGTTGACTAATTCAAAAATTATTATTATATTTATAGCCCCTTTAGTTAGGGGCTTTTTTGTTTACATTAATTTAAAACTAAATGGGAAAGACTAAAGAATGGTTACTAGAAGATTGGGAAAGAGACTTTGAAAAAGAGTTTATGTACCAAATAGAAGCTAAACAACAAATGGAACAAGAATACTATGAAAGTATTAGACAACCAGCAGAGATAATTGTAGATGATCAACGAGTAATTAAAAAGGAGAGACATGAAATTGGAATTAACATCTTACCATTTTAACGAGATAGTTAAAAATGGTTATTCACTAGACATAATATTCTTATTGCTTCTAGCTGAAGAAGATGTTGATGTGTGTGCTTATTGTGAATCATCACCAAAACTTGAAGCTATGTGTCAGAACCTGATTAGAAAAGGTTTACTGAATGAACACAACAAAGTGACTCTATCAGGTAGAGCTGTATTGGACTTTCTCAAACTAGAGGATGTTCAGGAGGTTAAACTTACAAAGAAGAAGAAGATTGATACTGAGTTTCAACGTTGGTGGAAGACCTATCCAGGTACTGATACTTTCACTTATAAGGGTAAAAGGTTCTCAGGAACTAGAACTATTAGAGTGAAGGTAGATGAATGTAAAGCTAAGGTTGATAAGATTCTTGATGAAGGAGATTATACAATTGATGAATTGATTGAAGCATTAGAGTTTGAAGTGTTACAGAAGAAAGAGAATTCTATCAAGACTAACACTAATAAGCTAACCTATATGCAGAATAGTCTTACATATCTGAATCAACGTACATTTGAACCATTCATTGAACTAATCAAAGAAGGTGAAACAATTAAAGAAGAACAAGTTATATCAGGAGGTACAGACATATGATGTTAACACCAAAAGAAAAAGCAGAAAAGTTATTCAACAAGTATTTCATTTACTTAAGAGCAAACTTGCTAAATGATGAAGAAGCAATAGAGGATGCTAAGGTGTGTACACTGATATTAGTTAATGAAATGTTAAATAATTTTTTATCAAATAAAACTACAAAATATGGTAGAGAAAGATATTATTTTTGGCAACAAGTTAAATTAGAAGTAGAAAAGTTATGAAACAGCAGACACCAGTAGAATGGTTATTTGAGCAAGTATGGATAACTTCAGGAGAAGATTTACCTGAACTTCTTGAACAAGCCAAAGAAATGGAAGAAGACTATAAGTATGAGGCTTATAAAGAAGGACTCTTTAATGGAATCACAGCTTATGTTACTAATGATGAGAAATTATCTCTTGAAGAACTTCACAACAAAACACTTAAAAAAGAAAAGTTATGAGTACAATATTTGGAATATTAAAAAAAGAAATAGATGAAAGAAATCAAAATCAAAATCGAACGTTTCAGATAAGACTTCAGCAGTTGTTGAATCAAAGGCAAGGAGAATCAGATAGATTTCAACTTGCAAATGCACAGCTTGCAGAGAGACAACGGGAGTTTAATGAAAAACTGAAAAGTGGATTTTTTAAACGTGGGCAGGCAGGCACTTTACCGATGGGCTATAAATATGCCATGAATGCAATACAAATTGCTCAAGATGCAGGCGCTTTAAACCCAGATGGCACGATTAATATGGATAAATTAAACCCTATGCAAGCAGCTCTTGTAAGAGTTGGACTGGAAGGCGCTGCAAAACAGGTTTCTTCTCCTATCGCGTTAAGACAAAGTGTTTTAAGCCCGAACATTCTTGCAACTTTTGACCAGATAGATCCAAATGTGTTGGCATATTATTCTGGAGCTGCAGGTCGATTAAGGTTTAGACATGACCAACTACAAACAATGAATGGCGTTAACATTCCCATGTTTAACAAATATAAGATACAGCATGCACTTGTGAGTGAAATATTGCCTGCTCAAATCACTCAAGCCTATCAAGGTTCTGTGCAGCCCAAAGCCATGGAAAATTTAACAAAAGCTCTTTATACTACAGACTGGAGCTCAAACCCAGATATAGTCAAAGCTCAATTACAACAAGCACGTGAATTAATTGAACGTGAATACAAAAATTCACAAAAACAAACTGGGGATTTAAATAGCATGATTGATAATAATGATGATGAACCACGGGATGCTTCTGGCAATAACCCAAGAGTTCAAGATTATTATCTCAATATGTTAGGAACAGGAAAGAACACATAGAGTTTAAAATGATAGAAAAATCAGAAAATGGCTCTTACATCACACCGCTTGGGATATTGGCTCCAAATGGCTACTTTATAGAGAAAAAAGATGTTCCAGATAAAGGAATGTGGGAAAATCTTGTTGCAGCATCAAAAACGCTCAATAAAGAACAAATGGAAGAAGTTGCTGCAATGCGCATGAAAAGTGTCGCTGATCCGTCAGATACAAAAAGTTTGAATTCAGAAGAACGTATAAAATTAAAAAATGATATGCAAAAAGAAATTGACTCAAAAGCATATCAAAATTATTTAAATCAATATATCCAGAAAAACCCAGGAAATTTTAGATTTTTAAGAAACAGTGATAATTTTATTGAAGACAAACTATCAAAATCTCCTTTTCTACAAGGAGTCGCACGGACAGAAGCAGGAGACTTAGCTTGGCTAGAGAAAACTGGAAAATCTCTTGTAGACTTAAGTGCTTTGAAGAATAAAAATTTAGACTCATTCCTACAAAGCAAAATTGATTTAAATGAAAAAATAAAACAGCTTGCATCTAATGACATAAACGGAAATATCCAAGGAGATCTGGGAAGCTTTGTTTTTTCAGTCGCCCCAGCTTTTTTGGTTCCTAGT